GCTCAACCTTCGGGCCCAGACTGTGCAGCTTGTCGGCCAGCTCTTTGAAGCCACTAATTTTGATCGTTACGAACTCGCTCATGGAATCAGCCCTGTCTCGCAGACGCATTCGTAGGTGATGTGCCTGTATTCTATGTCGTCGACCGTAACAATATCGTAGACCCTCTCCTGGAACCGAATGCGCATCGTCTCAAGCAAGCCTGGGAAGTAGCGCATCGTAATTACCACTCGTCCTACCGCGAGCTTTTCCTGCGCCCGGTAAATCTCGTCACCACTAAGATCGCGAATGTCCGCCCAACGTCGGCTGAACAACGAGTAGATCTTAATAGGCTGGCCAGCCGTGTCCTGAACTTCGACATAACTTTCTATGTCGACCAAATGCCTAAGTCGACCAGCTCTCATGCAAACCCTTGCCGCACACGGTACAAGTCGAGCAAGACCTTGGCGCCGATTGGAATCTCTGTGATCGCAAGACTGCTCCTGTTACCGGAAATAGTCTCCTCCCTGTTCTCGTAAAGATGCCCGAGCACCAGCTTGATCGCGGCTACCACGCTCTCTGGAATCGGGTTAGGATTAGGACTATTCCCGGGCAAATCATAGCCCACGGCATAGCGTATCCGCGCCGCCGCTGGATTGTTCGAGGTCGTCGGCCACGACATGCTATACAACCTAGGCGGAAACACATAGTCGTCGAGAATGTAGCCCGACGCTGCAATGGGAATTTGTGTGCCGGTGCTGTCGGCGTAGGAGACCGACTGAATGCCCGCAATCGGTGGCATTGGCAGTTCGACGTACTGCGTGCAGTACGTGTTCTGACCACTCGAGCCGCTGTACAGATACGCCGATGCCGGCATGAATGAACGGCCGCCTAGCTCTACCACTTGCGACGCTAGGGCAAGACCACTATATGCTTCGCAGTACTGCCTAGCAGCAGTAATCAACGCCGTGATCAATGGATCATCCGGATGCACGCTTGGACTGCCTGCATCATCAGTGATCCGCAAGTGCAGTTTAGCTTGGCCTAACGTTACCGGCTCTATCGTCGCGGGAACAATGACCTTGAGTCCCCAACGCGCCAGCACATCATAGTAACCAACTGGCAGCGTCGCAGCGGCAATGGCAGAGCTGGTCGTGGTGGTCGTCGGCATTATCGTCTCGCCTCGTACCAGATGCTCGAGTGCGCAGAGTCTGCAAGGCCTGGCATGTCGGGCGTTCCTAGCGTGTAGTGCGCGATCATTGGCCGCTCCGGCTTGGGCTGCATGCCGACCAACCAGTTAGCTTCCATGGGCAGCTCTCCTATCTCCTCGTCAGCCAACCATTTAAAGGCGTGCAAGTCGCGGCCCGGCCATTGATTCAACGCCATCAAGTTGAGGCGCGCGTTGGCGGGGTGGTCGCAGTTCCACAGCATGACAGAAGACCAAAGCTTGCGCGGATAAGTAGTCTGCTTTTGGCCATCCATCTTAACGTCGCCGAAATCCTGCTGAAGCTTGAACTCCCTATGCTTCACAACTTGCAGCGCTTTGGCCGGATCCGCAACAGCCTGCAATTGGTTGGGGTCTTCCATGAACACCGTATCCGAATCGGCGAACAGGCACCAGCCAGAATGGCACAGGATGTGGCAGAAGAACCGTGCGATCGCAAACTCTGTCGACTGCGGTGCGCTCGAGTTCAAGTCCCACATTTGGCCGCGACGATCCAATGGCCTAGTCAAAAGCCCGTGCGCTCTAAGTCGATCCTCCCGCAACGGTATCACGTCACAACCAAAACGGCGGGCGGTCCGTTCCGCAACGCGGAAAGCGCCTTCGGTTCTGGAGTCCCAACCAATGTAGACCTTCATGCCTTGCGTGCCTCTATCCGCATATCGCGATTGATGCGACCTGTTGGATGCCACTGTGTCGCTGCATCGGTGATGGTGTGGAAGCCGTTCAGTTGCAGGAACTGGCGCAAGGTCTTGGGCGTCCAACCCCAGCGATGACACATGAACGGATCATTGTGCGAGGGGTCGCCGTACAGGCCCCACAGACTGAATTCTTCTGGCGTGCGATTGTTGATCGTGTAACCGGTCAACACATTCTGGCAGCATTTGTACAAGTCCGGCAGTTCGAGAATCAACCGGCCGTTCGGCTTCAGCAAGCGCCGCCACTCGGCCACGGTGATCTCGCACTCCCACCGATAGATGTGCTCAAAGCCGTGAATGACCATCAACTCATCCGCGCAGCCGTCGGGCAAAGGGATCTTTTTGGCCTCAGCCAGAATCTCCGGCGCGCGTGGCGCCTTAGGCGATCGTGCCACGTCAATGTTCACCCAACCATCCAGCACTTGGCGACCACAGCACACGTTCAGTCTCACGATGCTTCCTGCAATTGAGGCGTGACTAAGTGGGAGACAAAATCCCACGCTTGCTCTAGTTCACTGTTCTTCCATTGCCACCACGCCAAGCGCTGCAAGAACTCCAGTCGATTGTCGACCGTGTAGGGCCGTGACTGCAACCACACGGCGGCTCCGTCCTCGCACTCAAAGGGAACGCCAGCCACCGCAGCGTCGCAGGCGACGTTGGAATGACGGCAGACAACGAGGGATGCACCTTTGAGCAGTCTCTCGATAGGGGAGTGTTCGTCCACGCGGCACCCTAGCTCCACCGGCGGCCCACTGCCCGGCTTCGGCCTGTAAATAATCTCGTGGTGGGGGAAACGCTTGCGGAGCGTTAGGTACCGCAGTCTCTCCCATTCATGCTCATGCAAATAGAGCCGCGACTTCATGCCTAGACCGATCAGGATGATGGGACCGTCTCGCTGGTAGTCTTCGCGTAACGGAAGCTTGAGCGCCGCCCAGCGAGTACCATCCAGTGCAGCCTGCGCCAGCCAATGCTGCGGATGGTCGTGGTCCACTGAGCAGCGCATGTGATTCTTGCGGTCAAAATAACCAAGGTCCCATAGCCAGACATGACGGCCACTCTTAACGTGCTTCTTGCGTGCGAAGTCCATCTCCAACGCGCCCACACCGTACAGCCACAGCCATTCGTGGTCGCCTCGATACTTGTCGGTCACGTAGACATTGGGGAACGTGACACGCAGCGCCATGACCAGATCAGCGGCGCGCTGCACCATGTTGCCGCCGACTAGAAGTTCAGCGTTTGTAACCATGCTTGGTACTCGGCCGCGATCCGCTCTAGGCTTAGTGTCCCCGCTTGGAGTTGCCGGCTGGCTTTCGCTCGCGCTTCTTGCGACGTGAGACTTTCGTATGCGGCACCGACATCATCCGGTTCTGATACCCAAACTTCTCCTCCTGCGGCCGTTTCTTCATACGCCTCCTCATGGTCTGCAATGCATGGCGTGCCCGAGCCTTGCGCATTGGCCAGCTTCACGTTGGACTTCCACCGCTTGGCCGGATAGCCGCGGCAATCGCGCACTGCCAGCACGATGTCAACTGCATCCAAGCTGGCCGGGTTGATCACAAACTCCCAGCCTCGGGTCTTGCACTCCCGCTCTATCGTGTCGCGCCAATGGCCCAAGTAGTGCGGCGCGCCTTCGTATCCCACCTTCTGCACGCGTTCGCGGATTGGGTTCTGCCGTTGGCCGGGCCGAGGATGATGCGGCAGCGCGAGCACAGGCAATTCAAACTCCCGGCAGTCTTCGGCCATAGCGCGTGTCGCAGCGACCAATCCCACGGGCTGAATGTCGCGCACCTGTCGCCGCAGCCAATCCATGCACTGCGATCGTTGCCACTCCACATTGCCCACCGGCTGCGGCCATCCATCCACGACATCGTAGACCAGTGGCAACTTGGCCACGCGCAAGCGATGCAGCAAGTCCGCAGGGGCGCGCTTGACCACGATGCCGAGATCAAAGCCCGACAATCGGCTCGCGTTCGCCTGCACGGTCGCGCCGATGGCTTCGCCCAGCTGTTGGCCACGAATGCACCAACTGCCGGACGTACCGCGCCCAGTCACCAGCAGATTCACAGCAAGCCTCCGAAGCCGCACACTTGGGTTCGCGCAAAGTAGAGTGAGCCGTACTGCCAATGGTTGTCGACTTTGTCGGGCACGAACTGCAACGCAACCCATTTAATCGCTGGCAGCAAGATGCGCACCGCGTCCTCCGTAAAGCGCCAAAAGTCGGAGGGGTAACCGTGCACGCGCCAGACAAATGGCACCTGCACAAAGATCGTTCCATCTATGGCCAGCAACCGCTCCAAGTTGGCGGCCAGCAGCCACGGTCTCCTTGCGTGCTCAAGCACCGAAATACAATCGATGTGGTCAAACTTTCCCAAGTCCGGCGGCAGCGGCTCTTCCAAGTTAACGACTCGGTCGACTCCCACTCCTGGCACCATATCCACCCCCAACACGTTGCGATACAACTTGCGCCGGTCCTGCCTTGTCGGGTACAACCGCGAACCTGCGACCAGCACCCGAGCATCCTTCCTGATCTTGACGTAGAGCGATTCAAATTGGTCGGTGCTGGTGATCCTCACGCCGCTACCCGTTCCTTGTGCAGCAGCGCTTTGAACGCGGAGCCGCTCCTAATTTCGCCGATCCGCCATTGTGCCCAAATCAGTCGCCTGAACATCTGCAACCGCAGCGCATCATCGCGCAGCGGTGGCTTAGTTCCAAACTCACACACATGCGTGGCCGCCTTAGCGCCGATCCATTGCTTGAAGTCGTACCACACTGGAATGCCTAGCATCAACGCTCGCAGCGCGGCGCTACTCGCCCAAGTGACCACACTCTGCGCGTTTTGCAGATCACGCTCAAGCGGAATCTGGAGGTTCCTGTTACCCGGATGGTGACGCACTCGACCGGTACGCAATTTCAACCGCATGTTCTCAGCCCAGTGGTCTGGCGACGCGATGTTCTTCTCTCCAATTCCGCGCTGGCCAAGAATCACGGTCTCGCTACCTGCTGTGCGCCATGGCGCAAGCTCAATCTTGAGTCTGTCCCACCGGGCATCGTCGCCGGCTGGCCATTGGCCTGCGCCTGCGTGGTGACCGATCGCCATGGCAAACCATTCGTCGTCCAGCCACAGCTTGCCAAGGTAGCCGTTCTCGCACACGACCACTCGCGCTCCATGCCCCTCGAAGAATCTGGCCATTTCGTCGAAGTAGCCGTAGCGCTGCCAAACCACGAGCACGTCATCAAAGCCGGGCTTTTGCAAATTAGGCACGAGATCGTATCCAGCATTGCGCAGCCCCAAGCAGAATGAGTCGCGGCGATACTGCAAGGCTTCTCTAATCAGGCAGACAGCGCGCATGGCTTACTATCTTCGGTGATTTGCCACAAAGCAAGGTCAAGGTCCACATAGGGGACGCATCTCAATGCGCTGTCAGGCGTGCAGTTGATCACTTCTATCTTCCTCGCCTGCAGTTCCTTAGCCAGTTCAGCGAACATCCTGATCCATTGCGGGTACAAATCCTTCGGCGTGGTCTTCAGTGGCGCTTCGTGCTCCTTGTGCCAATGCCCGCCCTGCATGTTGAAGCCGCACAGCAGTATCTTACGAACGCCCGTGTGCGCGGCGAGGTGGACGGCTTGGTAACCACCGTTCCGGCCCGTGCGCAGATTGGCTGGATTAGGATCGAAGCCTCGATCACCCGTGTTTTTCAACACCAGCACCTCAGCGTGGGACGTTTGCTCGAGACAGACCTTGTAGCCGAGAAACTCCAACGCTCCTTTCTTCTTGTAAATGTCCCACCAGCGAGCGTCGGACGCGAACAGCAGGTCGGCCCATGGCGCAAGCAGAAAATTATTGTTGATCGCAATGGTGCGCAGCGCTGTCACGTGCTGCACCTTCTTCGCCACCTCGGCGTTCATGCTTTCGCCACTAGCGAAGATCACCACCGCTTGGCCTTCCCACATGCGAGGCACCGTCCAAAACTTAGGTCCTGCCACCATAGCCTCCCACACCGTTGTTCTTCGGTCCCGGTGGACCGCGCTCTCCATCTTTGCCGGGTGTGCCGTCCTTGCCGTCAGCACCACGCTTGACCGACATCTTCCAATTGGGTGACAGCCCGGGCTTGTCGTCAGTGTCCTGTTGGCAATGCCACTGTGATCCGCCCCACGTTACCGTGTCGCCGCGGCAGTAGTGGGCCTGTCGCCACACCCCGCGCCAAATCTGCGTGTTGGTCTTAATGCGTCGAGTGTGCTCTTTGCCGTTCGTGTAGCGCGTAGTCCGCACGACGATGCGACCATCGTCCTCGAATTCTTCGGTCTCGAAATCGATACCGTTCATCATCACCATCCACCCGGCTTCCTCGAGCGTGCCCTTAACGGGATCAGTAGAACGGAACGCGCGAATGGTGCCGCCAGCGTGGCTAGCGTAGGTGCCGCGGGCGTAACTGCGCGCAGTATCGATCGAGGACAAGACCTCAAGATGCAGTGCATCGCGACCCGCGGGGCCCGCAGTGCCGTCTCTGCCGTCACGACCATCCGCGCCATCCTTTCCTGCCGGCCCCTCCTTGGGCGGAGGAATTTGCAGCAGTATCGTTTCGAGCAGTGCGTCAACGTCAACCTCTTTCGCATTAAGACCTGGCGCGCCATCCTTGCCGTCTACACCGTCGCGGCCATCCTTGCCAGCGGGGCCTTCTTTGCCATCGACGCCATCTCTACCTATCGCACCATCTTTTCCATCAACACCGTCGCGACCATCTTTGCCGGCAATGCCGGGCGCTCCATCTTTTCCATCTACACCAGCAGCGCCGTCCTTCCCCGCAATGCCTGGCTCGCCTTTCTCACCGCGCTCGCCGGGTTCGCCGTTGAGTCCGGGTGACCCGTCTTTGCCGTTAAGGCCGTCCTTGCCATCTTTGCCGTCAACGCCATCCTTAGGCGGAGGGTACTCGGGCAGCACACCGCGAACGATGTCTGTGAGTCGCAGCAGATCAGCGTCGAAGTCTTTCCCATCCTTGCCGTTCGCGCCGTCCTTGCCATCTACTCCATCTCTACCTGCTGCGCCGTCCTTGCCATCTACGCCAGCAGCACCGTCATTGCCGCGTTCTCCCGGTGCACCATCTTTGCCATCCACGCCATCGCGACCATCTTTGCCATCCACTCCATCGCGACCATCCTTCGGCACTGGAATCTGCTCCAGCGCTTTGAGGATCTCCTCTTGCACTTTGGCCGCAACTTCCTTGCTCAGTACTTCAACGTCTACATCTTTTCCCGCTGCGCCGTCAGCGCCGCGTTCGCCTGGCACGCCTTGCGGACCGCGCTCACCGGCAATTCCTGCCAACCCATCCGACCCTTTCTCACCACGTTCGCCGGGTGCGCCGTCCTTGCCATCTACTCCATCTCTACCTGCTGCGCCGTCCTTGCCATCGACACCATCCTTACCATCTTTTACCTGAGGCAAAGCGTCCCACAAGCGCTGCACATCGACAGCAACCTTTTTGCTTAGCTCGTCATGGCCACGTTCGACCATCCCAACTTTTTCGTTGACCCCAACCAACTGTCGGGATAGGTAACTCTTCACCGCGATGAAGATTTGATCAGCCAATACTTGGACATCGTTAGGCATCATGGTTCCTTCAGATCGCGGCTGGCTCCACGAGTCACTTTGCAATCGCCAGCTTTACTTCACGCTCTATCGCTTTGTCCGCGAAGCCATCCAACCCGCCGGGGATCAGCAACATTCCTTCGGCCCGACGTTGAGCATACTGCGGCCCTATACCACGCTGCTCGATTCGCAGCAGCCGCATGACTTCCATTTCGTGGTCGTCGCTTGTTTCAAGCGGCCCGGTGCAGCAAGGCTCACCCGGTTCGTCACTCTTGATTTGCTTGTGACAAACCGGGCACCCGAACACGTAGGTCGCCTTCTTCATCACGCGTACTCGTAACCTGCAATGTGCGAGATGCAGTTGGTACCCGTCGCATTGCTGGTCGCGTCGATTGCGTGAGCGCTGTTCACTGCTGTGACCCACCAACCATTGAGCACGTAGATCTGATTCGAGGTCAACGGCTGCGCATCCAGCAACCGCGTACCCGCTGCATCCGCGCCGAACGCTACCGTCAACGTGATGGCAGTGGTCTTCGCCGTTGCGCTAATCGTCCGCACAATGCCGTTCGTCGCTGCCGGCGACACATACGCCGCGGGCGTGGAGGTGAGCGCTTGGGCAGGTCCAATCAAAGTCTTGGGAACATACGTTGCCATTTTGTTTCCTTCTCCTATCGGTTAAAAATTACCGCATCGCTTTGGTAAGCATCGCTACTGCATCTACATCGGCCCTGCAACTTCTCTTCTGCAGAAACTTCCTGCGCTGATAGCTTTCCTTCAACACCACCATGTGACACGCCTTGCATGGCGCATTCCACCGAGTGTCATATCTACGCCAATTGAAAAACTCAATGGTCTCGGGGAACCACCGTTTACATCTGGAACATAAACGCTCCTTCACAGCACCATTCATTCGGTGGTTGTATAGGCTAACTGCACCTTTTTGCCGACCCGTCATATCAATTGGTCAACTGATCGAAAGTTTTGATGCTCGCTTGCGCCAACCCCAATACCGTCTTATGCGAACCCTTCGCCAATCCCACCGTCGTTTTCCAAGTGCCGGTGACGGCCGGAGTGCCGCCAAAGATTTGAAAAGCATTCGCTTGAAACGCTGTGACCTGAAATGCCGTCCCCATCACAGCTGTGACAACTTCTTTGAATGTCAAGATTGCCGCATAACCGTCGGTCGCATCACCCGCAGTATAGGAAAAGTTGTAGGTCCCTGTTGAACTCAGCGGCGCGAACATCATGCCGCCGGTAAAGAATTGAGTGCTGTCCTTTTCCTCGATCGCAATGGCCCAATTCGCGTCCGCCGGACTGGAGCCTGAAGACGTGATTACAGCATTGCCAGTACCGCTGTCATTGAAGGCCAGAGCAACGCCGATTGCTAGTTCGGTCGCTTGCGCAGTGGTGCTCGTTGACCCGCTATTGAACGGCGACGATACATCGTGCACCAATGAAACCGACTTATCAAAACTCGCCGTTGCCGCGCTCGCAATCTCGATCGCCCAAGTGCTGGCGAACACCGATATGCTCGTAGTCACCGAGAACACATGATCCACGCCACCATTGCCGTTCTGGCAATAGTAGATGCGCAAGCGTCCTCCATCGGCCGCGCCCGTGCCGGAATCGATCTCGGTCCCGAGTTGCGTCCAGGTGTTGCCAGAAGCAGATCCGCCAATGGTGTCAGCAAAACTTGTGATCGTTGCGCTGTCCAGTATGCACATCGCCACCACGAACGTTGAACCCGTGGTAGTGGTGACTGGAACGGTGCTATGCGGATTAACCTCGCCACCAGATGTAGTGATCTTCTTCGACGCAGCCCCAATATGGATGCCGGTCTGCGCAGCCGTATATTGATCTGGGCCAATGTCCCACAACCCGGAGCGCGTCGCGTCGTCAATATCCGTGCTGAAGGCGTAATAGGAATCGGCGGACAGGTCTGCGCCCTTCCTCCGCGCGCCTTGGTCGTTGACGGTCAAATGAAAGTCTTCGCTACCCGCATTGGAGAAATTGAATTCATAGCCATAATACGAATGCGTTCCGGGCGGGACGCCAGAGCGGTTATTCTCACTGTTGTAATCACTGCCGGCGAAGAACGGAGGCTGGAAACTGGCCGTGCAGTTATAGCCAAGACAATTCTTCACCAACATTTTCGACGCGGTATCGGAGAACCCAGACCCGCAGTTGTATGCCCCGCAGTTGTAGAAACGCGCACCATTCAACGTCGCAAGAAAACCCGACGTACAATCCATAGCAATGCAGTTGGCCACGACTCCAGTCGTGACCGTGCCGCTGGTGGTGCTTAACTCGTATCCCGCCGCGTTGCCTGAGGTGACGTTTCCCTTGACGATGCAATTCGTAACGCGGCAATCAATGTCACTGACTGTTTGATTGGCATTCGTGGTCTTGATGCCAATGTATGAAGCACCATCACTGATCGTAAGCTTGATCTGGATGCAATCTATCCGCAGATGCTCCGCCAGATTGTTATAGAGCGCGTTGTTGTTGGTGATCTCCAGCCGATAGATGCTGGTATTGTAGGTGCCGGTATGC